ACGAATACGAATTGCTATTGATGGAACGCCGTGTGACTGGGAAACCGTCATGCACGGTGTGGAGTGGGGGAAAAGCCGGAAACGTAAGATACGGTAGGCTTACCTATCACTATATCCTGCAAAGGCATGAAGTCGGAATAAAGTGATTTTTTGCTCATAAGGAAGCAAGCCCCCGCGTCATATCCGCCGGGAAGCATCGCCACTAGCTCAAAGATATTTTGCGCGGTAAGCGCCCCGCTTACTGTAACGGAGTTGGTAGCGTCCCATGTGTTGGCGACGTCAATACCCTTGCCCTGTCCTGTGCCTGTGCCGAAAAGCACAGTGCCGGAAATAACCTTTGCTATCTTTCTGGCAAGCATATCGGTGAGCCAATTTTCAAAAGCGTCTATGGACATCTGGCTTACTGATTTTGAAATACGCACAAGCTTGGTAATCTCGTATGCCTGAAGGGTTATCTCTGTCAAACCCGCATCCGTGGGGGTGATGGCGGCGTCTTCAGCGTGGTAAACCGCGTCAGGCTGTTCGCTCTCAACCACGTATTTCACATAATGAGGGACGTGCAAAACGGTTATCTTGTCAAGCACAGGCGCGTACTGGTATACCTTCTTGAGTATCATGCTGGAGGTCTGAGTGGGAATAACCGGCCCCGCGCTTGACTGCACAGTAGTAAATACACGCTGCTCGATACCGCTCAATCTGAAGCTGTCCTCCCCGGGATGTAACGCGCTTCTAAGCCATGCGCTGCGATATTCAGGGCTTGAAGCGTCGTACTCCCGTTCCTCCGGTTTTTCAGTCTCAGGAGTGAAGCGTTTTACTTCTATTCCGGCTTCTCCCTCGCCAATTTTTTCAAGGAGCGTGCGACGCTGTTCCGCCTGTTTTACAAGCCCTGCGCGTTCCTCAGCGAGAGCGTCAACCTCCGTGGAAAGCGCGTCAAGGTCGGCCTCCGGCGCTTCCATCTCGGTCTTTATGGCGGAAAGTCGCTGTTCAATTTCAGCCATACGGTCAGGCGATTCGGCAAAAAACTGAATGCCAACTTTATTGCGGAAATCTTTGTTGTTCATATTAAATACCCTCCAATTTAAGCTTAAGCGCAAGTTTGCGGCGTTTATACGTTTCAGCCTCCACTTCAGCCCATGAACGCGCCGTTATGTCCGTAGCGTCATAAGCAGGAATGTCAACCGCTGCAACGTCAAAAATACGGTTGAATCCGGTGATCCGCCGCAGATGTTTAACTTTGTCATACTCATGTTTTCTAACAGTGAACGCAAAGGACATTTTATCTATATAGCCGCCCTTAATCTCTTCAAAGAGCCTCCGTCCTTCCTCGGTGCCTCCAAGATTAGCCTCGATATACAAGCCTTTATTGTCTACTGTGAGTTTTAAAGTGTCATTTTTAGTGCGCGCCACAGGTTTGCCGGAATGGTTATAATTCATTACAACATCACGCATTTCCGCTCCTGTGAAAGCGTTTCTGTCAATGACCTCTTTATACTTTATCCCATCAAATTCATAAAGCACGGTTTCACTGTCAAACACCGCGGCATACCCTTCCACCACGCATTCAGTTTCAGGCTTTGCCCTGACCTCGAAAGTGCGGTAGTCGCGCGTTTCAGGAGTTATCGCCATTTTCGTTTTCCTCCTTTCCGAGCTTTGAAATTTCAGCGTATTCTTTGCGTATGTAACGCTTGTCCCCATCCTTCACAGGCGACATATTGAATATTTCCAATCCTTGATTCTGAGTGAGGAAGCCACGGTCAAACATCTGCACCACAATATCAAGTTTGGTTTTATTGCTGGCGTATTGTAAACGGTTTGCAGTTGCTATTATTCCCGCGCCCGAGGCTATTTCTTCAGGCGTAAAAGTCATAGCGGTAAGAACGTGAGAAAGCTGAATAGCGAAAGGTTCAATCATGCCTTCATAGTAAGCGTTCCATTCGTCTTCATTGTAGCTGTTTGTGAGTATTTTTTCGTTCGTCCCAAAATACTCAAACACATTTTCGCGTATAAGCTCTTGCTGCTTAGGGTTAACAACAAGCGCCGTGCTTTCTATCTGCTTTACATCCGCGTATTTCTGATCAAACATCATAATACCTGTGCTGTTCTCTTCCAGGTTTGTTTGCGCAAAACGCAGACGTTCCGCCTCAATGTCTTTTGACTTTAATGTGTTGGCGAGCCTTGCAAGGAAACGTATTGTTGTGGCGTTTTTAATGCCGTTTATAATGCCCTCGTTCTGTGTCTGCATCATCTGAAGCGTGGGATAAAGCGGTCGGTTGTTCTCACCGAAAAAATCATCTTCATACTGGTGTTGTGTAAGCAATCCTGTACGCTTTAACTCCACCGCTACGGTCTGCCCGCCCCAAAAGTTATACCTGAGGTAAGCTTCACCTTCATAATCGCGTATTTCCGCTTGTTGAGGGAGCACGGGATAATACCCGCAAAGCCGTTCCATATCGTCTTCAACCGGCACGATAAAGGCGTTGTTTTGTATCTGATACATCGTTGCGAGCCGGGAAAGGAATTTACTCGCGTCCATCCACGGATTGGGCTGGGTAGAGAGCACGCTTGCAAGTTCCGGCCGCGCGTCCCCGACAAGCTCAAGATGGAGTTTGCTGCAATGCCTTGCAAAAGCAGAAATTGCAGCTCTTGTAAGCTCCATCTCATAAAGCCCGCCACGGTAGGTGGTGTATACCGGCTGATAGGCGGTCAGCGTTTTAAAATAATCACGCGGTTTTTTCTCCTGTGTTTTGCCCGGAAAAAGCTTTTTAAGAAGCCCCATATTATGCGCCCTGTCTTATCGCGCGGAACGCGATAACAGCGGCTTGAAGCGCGTCACGGCGTATGTTTATTTCATTTGTGCCGTCGCCCCTGACAGCGCCGCATTGTATCATCTCGTTCACTTCCTGCCGCCAGTAATCGGGAACTTGTCCGAGATTGGTGTAGAGCGGGTTGGCGTTGTTATAGATGTTCTGGAAAGAAGCCTGTACCGCGTCTTGCGCGGCTTTTTGGGCTATTTTCTGAATTTCAGCGTTAGTCAAACCGGCGTCCTCCTTAGCTTTGTCCACGGGCTTACTTTCCGCGGTCGTATCAGTATACTTAAGCCCGAAGCCTTCCGCGATACCCGCCGCAATCGCTTTTGCGACTTTAGCCTTAACGGAGCGGTAAAGTTTAACATCATCCATATCGTCGATGAAACAGGTTTCGATCAGAGCGTGGCTTATCCCACTCCGCTTGACGGTGTTCATAACCAGCAGATCTCCACGCCGCTTAACTCCGCGATTTTTAAACCCAAGCGCGGCAATGCGTTTACATATCGCTTCCTCAACGCCGATACCGCACTCAGAGTTATGTACAAGCACCTCAACCCCAGTGGTTTTACCGTTGCCGCCAGCGTCGTTCACACCAGCGTTGAAGTGGATTTCAAGCGCGTAATCAACGCCGGAAAGGGGGAGAGAGCCGCCGTTTCTAAGCGCTTTGTACGCGTCCTTACTCTGGTCGTACAGTACAGGTTTTACGTCTGAGACCTTTTCCAGCTCACGTTGTACCAGTACCGCAAGCTCTCTTGTGAGCACCGCCTCTTTCTCGCCGCAACCGCAAGCACCAGGGTCATATGGAGTGCCGCCGTGTCCGGAAATTATCAAGATGTTTTTCATAGAGTTATTGTCCCCTTCCTCATAAGCCGGACGGCCGTAACCGAGAATCCGGCTGTAATTCAAACTGTAAGACTTTTTGCGCACGCACCCGCCGTTGGCTACAACTCCGACTTCGCTGGACGTGTTGCCCTCAATAGTCACCACCGTGGAGCCGCTTACACTCGACACAAGCCCCACATGACAGGCAACACCGGAGCTGTCTTTAAAAAAGATAACGTCTCCACGCTTGGGGTTTGAGGTATGCCACTGTCCGTGTTTTTTGAACCAGTCCACACCATACGGGCAGTACGCAAAATGGGGTACGATTTCTTTACCGCACCCCTCATAAAGCATACAGCTCACGTACATCGCACACCAGGGCTGACCTTGAAAGTCATCGCCCCAACGCTCCTTGTACTGTTTTGCAAAAATAGTGTAGTTGGCGCTCCCAGCGTTGGCGGTCAACTCAGAGAGTTGAAAGCAGCTTTTCTTCTCAAGATACCCGAGCCACTTCTCCGCCGCCGCGATAACCTTATCTGCCTGAGTCATTCCGTACCGCCATCCTTTACAGGTTTGTCATAAGTTAAAGCTCTTGTCGAATCCGAAAGTCCGGAAGTTGTGGGGTCAACGAAAATGCCGAGCACTGCAAACGCGAGCGTAACGAGCTGCACCGGATTATTCAGTACCCCCACAATGCCCGCCGCAACCGCGCCCCAGCTGGTAAAGCTCGTGGGGTCAACGCCGATAGCTGTGAGCGCAACAGAAACAACCCCCACCCAAAACCACGGGTTTCTCATACGTACTGGAATATTAAGTTTCATGTCCTACCTCCAAAACGGCAACGCGTTTATCCAAATTGTTTAAAGCCTCATCCTGTTTATCGTTGTGAGCCCAGATACGACGGTGGGATTCTATGTTATTCTGAATAGTATCATCCAAGTCCTGACTTAGCTTTTTAACGCTTGAGTTAAGCTCGGCAATAGCGTTTGTCAAACTGATAATCGGCTTGATAATGCTTATAAACCCCACAATAACCGGCACCACAACTACCAAATCGCCCCAATTAATCATGCAAGACCACCTCCTTTCAAAACGTCGCTTATCTGAAAACAACTTTAACCACATTGTCAGTCATGCGCTCGATAACACGGTAAGTCTCGCCGCATATGTATTTTTCAGCCGCAGTGGCAGTACCGCCCTCCGCAACCTTGCAAAAACCGTTAACCTTACAAGTGCCGTCGTCCCGAACGGAGAGCACGCCCATCATGCCGACAGCAGACCATTCCTTACGGTCTTTGCGCTCGATGTACTGTTGAGAGGAATCGTAATCAGGGTTAGCTTTGTAACGCAATCTGCGTATAACCTCGCCAGTTTCGTCTTCAGAATCAAGAACCTCTTCCATGATAAACCGACCGAATTCGTCATGTTCCCA